TTACGGCACATGAGCATCGACGGCCGCATCACTATCGACACCCTGTTTCACGACCGCTCTGGCGACGAGCGGCTGAAGGTGCTGTCGCTGGCTTCAAGCAAGGGGTACACCACCGGCAAGGTAGTGGCCGTCACAGGCACGGCAGCCGGAGGCATAGGCATCACGTGGGGGTCATATCGTGACGCCTCTGGATCGCTCGTGACGTTAAACAATCCAGAAGCCATTGCGTTTTCGTGGTCAGGGGCGAACTACCGCACACTTTCTGACACTGTAAACGCCAACTGCTTGCTGAAATCGAAGAGCGGCCAAGTCGTGTTTTCGTTGATTGACCCAGGGCTTGAGCCGGCGCTTGAAATCCTGTCGGACGACACAGCAACGACCGGCACCTACACCATCATCATGTGGGGTGCCGATTGAAGGCTGGCGACCTGCGTGAGCGAGTAACGGTACAGCAGGCTACGGAGAGCAGGAACGCTCTTGGCGAAACCATGCTGTCGTGGACAACTTTTGCCACTGTTTGGGCAGGCGTGCAAGGAGTATCAGCGAGGGAAGCACTGACTGCTGGGCAGAACGACATCAGCATCACGCACAAAGTTCAAATGCGATACCTCGCAGGTCTTACGCAACGCATGCGACTGCAGTGGCGTGGACGCACGCTGGAGATCGTAAGCCTTCTCGAGCACGACAACAGATCGAGGCACGAGCTCATCTGCACGGAGACTGTGCCGTGACATCAATATTTGCAGAAGGTCCGTCGCTCATAAAGTTGTCTGTCGGCAAGAGCAAGACCGCCAAGGCCGCCTATGGTATTGCCGGCCTTGAAGACATTGTCGCTGCTCTCAAGAAATTGCCGAATGACATCAGCCTCAAATACCAGACTCAGGCGTTGCGAAAAGCAGCCAAGCCTGGACAAGAGGCGCTGCGGAGAGAAGTCTCAGCAATTCGGCAAGTCACCGGAAACTTGCTGGCAAGCGTCACGAAGGTGGAGCGAAAGTACACCAACAACAAGGCGCAGATACCGGTATCAGTCGTCGTGATTGGGTTTCGCCGCCCTGTGGGCTCACGCAGTCAAAAAGGTGCGGTGGCCGCATTCGCTGGCGGGTCTGTCTTAAAGGGGCCAAACCGGGCTTTTCACTCGCATTTGGTCGAATACGGCACCAGGCCCAGAACGCCGGGTAAGAGCAGGGTCGTCAGCCGCAGGCGCGTTATCGTCGGCGGGCGTATCAGATCAATCACGGAACGTGCAAAAGTTGCCAGCAGCCCGAGCGGCATCCTGTCGTCCTTCAAGTCCCGTGGGCCATTTGTTGGCGGCGGCACGTACCCAAAAGACTTTATTGCCCGTGGCACGGTAGCTGGATCGCCTGCAAGGCACCCGCTGAAGAAAGCGTTCCAGAGCTCCAAAGCGCAAATGCAGAGCGTGCTGGATGCAGAAATGCGAAAGGCCCTTACTCGGGCAGTAAAAGAGTACGAAAGACGCTACGGCGACTCAGGAGGGCTGCTCTGATGTTCCGTTCGCCCGAAGCAGCCTTGTGCCGCCTGCTCCAAGAAACGCCGTCCGTGGCTAGGCTCTGCGGCTTTCGGCAGTACCCCAGCGGAAGCGTTGTTGGAGAGCAGCTGCCGTTTATCGCCTGGAGGCGTTCGGCCATCCAGAGAATGCAAACCCTTCAGCACCCAGCGGGACTGCCGAAGGTGACGGCCGAGTTTTCTGTATACGCAGCCACTTACGAAGCGGCTCGAGAAACAGCAGACGCCATGCGTCACGTTCTGGATGGATACGGCGGTCAGATTTTAGGCTGCACTGTGTCGCAGGTCTCGCTTGAAAACGAGTCCGACGATCTGGTGTCTCTGGCCGGCGGCGACCTGCCTCCGGTTTATCAGATCACCCAGCAATACGACATCCTGTGGCAGGAGTAACAGATGGCCGCAACGCCTCATGATTCGACCGGAACGACGTTCACCTTCAATAGCGTCAACTACACCGTCACGAACATCACGTACACGATCTCTGACAACAACGCCACTGACAATATCGACGTATCGCACCTCGGCCAGACGACCGGCCAGACCGTCGCCACCCTCAGTCGTCCGCTCAAGGGCAGTGCAGGCGACACCGGCAAGGAAGTAACGATTGATTACCTTGCCAATACAGGAGCAACGCCAATTGCTCAGAGCCAGTCGGGCACGCTCACGATTGCCGGCGGCATCACGCTTTCGGCTGGCGCGACGTGCAAGTCGAGCACAGTGACGCTTGCTACCAACGACGCCATCAAGGGTTCGGCCTCGTTCCAGATCGCCTGACGCCCGGAGGTTTCCGTGGCGTACTACTCGCAGGGCGTATCGGTCACGTGGAACGGCGTGGCGTTCTCTGAGGTCACTGATCTGCAGTGGTCTTACGGCGGCGGCATGCCTAAAGGCCGAGATTCAGCCTGGACCGACGAGCTCGGCAGCGTGAGCATCGTATGTCTCAGCATGACTAATGTAGCCACGTCCCAATACGGCACGCTTGGCGACCTTGTCATCAGCGGCGGCGGAACTTCCTTGACTCATAAGGCACTCTATGAATCGATGGCCGTGGCGACTGAACTCAACGGAGTGACACGCAACACGGTCACATTTCGCCTCATGGATTACTGACAATCATGCCGCTGACACGAGAGCAAATCGACAACGCTTCAGACGCAAAGATCATGACAGCCGAAGCGCCAGAGTTTGGCGGCGATGGGAAAATCTGCATTCGGCTGATGAGCGTCGGCGATCGTGACTCATACGAGTTGCTGTCTCTGGACGCCAAGCATGGAGTGCCTGTTGATTTCCGAAGCGAAATCTTAAGCCGCACGCTGTGCGACGATAGAGGCAATCTTTTGTTCCCAGGTGACGCTGGGAAGGCTGCCATTCGTGCTCGCAGTGCTGATGTAATGGATCGGCTCTGGAGGGCCGCCATGAAACATAACGCTCTGACGGAGGACGAAATCAAGAAGATAGCGGGGGAATAAACGCCCGTCCGACGTTGCAATTCAAGCTGCGTTTGGCGGGCCACCTCAAAAAGACTTTGGCAGAAATCGATCAAATGGACTCCAGAGAGTTCAGCACGTGGATCGCCTGCTCAAGATGGTTTTTCCCGCTGGATGATTCGTGGGGCCAAATGGCCATGCTGGCAACATCCATCCTGGCTCCATACAGCAAGACGCCACCTGATCCAGAAAAGTTCATTCCTCGAGAAGATAGAGCACCAAAGCACCCGACGCAGATTCAAGAGACCCTAAAACGAATGGCTCTTGATCTTGGGACAAAGTGACCTATGGCCCAAATCCAACTTGGATTCCAGCTGTCGGCTTCTGCTGTGCAGATGGCGTCGGGCATCAACGCTGGCGTAATCGAGCTTGAGAAGCTCGGCCTGGCTGCTAAGAAGACGCAGCGTGATGTATCGACTCTGAAGACAATCGAACTATCTCGGGCCTTTATCTCGACAGTCCGCACTGCAGCCGGTGCGTTTTCGTCATTTGTGTCTGGGACAGCAGGCGCAGTCGCTGGCATTGACGATCTCTCAAAGCGTACAGGCATAGGGACTGATGTTCTGCAGGGTTATCAACTCGCTGCCAATCAGTCTGGCATTGGCCTGGAGACATTTGGCCGTGCGGTTCAGAAGCTCACGGTTAACCTCGGTGAAGCCCAGACAGGCAACGCATCTGCGATCAAGTCGTTTGCCTCGCTTGGGGTGAGCGTCACAGACCTTGCCCAGTTAAATCCTGAGCAGGCGTTCAACGCCGTCGTTGCTGCAATCAGCAAATTGCCTAACCCTGCCCAGCAAGCAGCAGCAGCGGTAAGCCTGTTTGGAAAAGCAGGCGTCGAGCTTGTGCCAATCTTTCAAGAGGGTGCATCGTATCTGCAACAAATGACCGCAGAGGCTAAACGACTCGGTGTCGTTCTTAGCCCACAGCAGACGGCAGGCATTGCTGCACTTGATGACTCGCTGCAGAAGGCCCAGCTGACGCTGCAAGGTTTCTCGTCACGGATATTGGCTGAGCTTGCACCATCGCTAACTGTTGCGGCCAACAACGCAGCCGCTTTTATTGCCTCACTCGATGTGCGGCAGTTGGCTTCTGCTGTTGCCGGGTCTCTAGCGGACCTGGCTAATGTTCTCGGGCTGCTTGGCCAACTGGCCGCTCCACTTGCTGGAAACATCCTGCCAGCCATAGGTGGATACTTGGCGTTCATCAATCGCCAAGTGATCGGTTCTGGATTGGCTGACCTCGGCAAGGTGTTTGCGACGGCAACGGCATCGGCATTCACATACGCTGGTGCTGCGGCAACGGCTTCGGCAGCCACAGCAGCCCTTGGGGTGGCTATCAGAAGCCTTCTCGCTTCGACTGGCCTGGGGCTTCTGGCTGTGGCTTTGGGCACTGTTGGCGGGGCTGCGATTGAGTGGGCTATTTCTACGCAGTCCGCATCTCAGGACATCAGTGCTTCCATTGCTGACCCATCAAAATCAATACGTGCCTACTCGGCAGAACTGCGTGCCGTCATTCAATCAACGGAGGAGCTCGGAAAGAAAACCAAGGACACGCTCAAAGTTCCCACGTTTACGGTGCAAGACCTGGCACAGGAGGCGATCGACGAGGCTTCTGCTGCAGTCAAAAACTTGGCGAAGGATCTCGGCGGTCTGAACCAAGTTCCGGCTGAGGTTCTCGAGCGGTTTAAGGGCATCAAGGACTACGCCGAAAGCATTTCGTTTGAATCGAACAATATGCAGGTTGCCATGCAGGCAGCCTCTACCAAGGCGCAAGCCTTGACGGCTGAGCTGCGAAGCATGACTGATGCTCGCAAGCGCGACGCCGACGCCGCAAAGGAGGCAGCCGCCACTGCTCAAAAGGCTGCAGACGAAGCCAGGCAGCGTGTTGCAGAGCTGGCCAACGCCGGGC